GATTTATAGAGCCATACATTTGCGGTCTATAGAGGACTTTGATGACCAAATCCAAAATTTATTTACTTATGATATCCCTGAACTCGGAGTGACAGTCAAAGGTTTTCTTGAGGCAGTTGACATGGACAAGTTGGTATCGTACAAGATCGGTGACAATGCACAAAAGATCTTAGCATTCTTAAAAATGAAATTGCTCTCCAATCAATCTGACATGAGAAATTACTTGGGTGGAAAACTTTTCTATGAAGTCAATTATATGTCAAGGCATACTTGTCCAGAGGCATTTGATGAATGGTGTACATTGAAGTTTCAGAATAAGTTTTGCAATGCCTATCTGAAACGTGATGCTTTCACACATGTTATAATTCTGGAAATGCCCAATGTCAATAAGGTCATGTGGTTTTACTTTTACACAATAGCAGAGAGAGCGTTCGGATTAATATCACAAGCTAAGTTTGATTTAAGAATGCTACATACTCATGATATGCACATAAAGCCATTAGCAAGGCATCATCAGCATCTCTTAGAAAAAGTGATAATACACTCAAAGGATCCCCAGCTTTTCAGTGTTTCAGGCAAAGTTATCAAGAATGTCTTAAACTTGGCAGAAGCTAACTTACCTATAGTGATCCAACATGCAAATTTTTCACATGCAAGGTTTAGTACAAAAGAAGTGATGAATACTATAAGCATTTATACCATCGAAGGGTTAAGTGTGTATATGGGTTCTGTCCTCATGTACACACTTCCTTTTGGAAATCTATACTGCAAAAACATGCTGGAGGTTAAGGATGATGACTTGGGGTTGACTTTTGATCACTTACCTTTCAGAATAATCCAGACAGGATCCAGATTAGAGTCTTATCTAAAGAGTGACTTCACGCAGTTTTACAATCTAGAGGAGATTCAAGAAGGATTGCCATCACTTTGGCAGAATTTGGTACCAGAAAAAAAGTCCTCATACAAAATCAAAAACATCGGCTCTATATTTAACCTAAATATGGTGACACAACTAAATGATGGATGGGAAGGCACAATAGAAAAGGAAGCAGTGGAGCTGGCAGGGCAAGAATTACCATCTGAGAACTTTGGAGACCCTTTGCTAGATATACCAGGTTTATCATTTCAAACTAGCAGCACACAGATTATTCAAGATGATGAGTTCGACACTCAGGAAATCTCTACTTTAGACGATGAAAAAGCTCTGCCAACTATTGGAGTCCAAGCTGAATCTGAAGAAGACTTCATAAAAATGCTAAGCTCAAGAAACTTTTCATTTGCAGGCCTTCCTAAGTTTGAGAGTGGTTCTAAGGATAATCCTGAAGAGTCAAAGCAAGTGGAGGATAAGCCTAGGATAGTGGAAGACTCTGCTGAATCTGTGATGTCAGCAATGAACACTGCATTTTCCATGTTTGATTTTGGAAGTAGGTGCAAAGTGGTAAAGGACTCTGAATCAGAGGAAGGGGATTTAGGTGAGTTGGAGGATTTCCTGGGAGATACTGAGGAAGAAGAAT